ATTCAGCGGGAACCAATGTAGAACGAGTAAGTCTTGCAGGTTTTTACAGTATTTTGAACCTTGTTTATGATAAAACTAACTCTACCTTTACGGGCACAAGTTTAAACGCTATTGATTATTTTCAACGTTTAAACCTTGACACCATTAATTTTACGGTCTATACCGTGGCGACTTTACCTAGCGCGGTTACCTCTGGGGCGGGAACGAGAGCCTTTGTATCGGATGCTTTATTACCTGTGTTCGGGTCTATAGTCGTAACAGGCGGAGCAGTTAAAGTACCCGTGTATTCAGACGGAACTAATTGGAGAGTGGGATGAAGCCGCATCACGTTAACAGTAAACAGCACATGTTGTCTAACAATGATATATTGTTGGTGTCTGCTTGGGATCACTCAGATGCTGCGGAAATGGCATATAAAAAAGCAGGTAGTCCAGAGCAAATTACGCCACAAATGCTCATGTATACAATCTTTCATCAATTGTTTACACAGCCAAACGTAGTTAGGTTAAGGGAAGGTAACACACTTTTTACGTTATTCCCAGAAAAAGACTCCGCACTGTTAATGTTGTTTGATGCAGACACGCCAAGTAACTCTGTAAACAACATAGTTCAGTTTGGCAAGGCGGCTCAAAAGCTGGGGTTTAGAAAAATATTTGGGCAAGCAGATAGTCCAATAGTTATTACGCTAGTTAAAAGAGCGTTTGAAAAGTTTGGTAAAGAAGGCGGTTCTCTAAAGATAAAAAACAAGTCTATCTTGATGGAGTTTTCAGATGTGTAATCCGCTTGAAGAAGCTCGAAAAACAGTCGATAGGGCTTGGACGGACACAAGAAATACTGTGTCTAATACGCTTAGTGGCGTCGGAAAAGTTGTAGAAAACGTTATTAAAAACCCACTACCCGTCGTCACGATGGTGGCAGCAACTTGGGCGCTTGGCCCCGCTGGGTTAGCAGTAACCAGTACTACAGCAGGTGCTGCTGCATTAGCTGCGGGGTCTATTGCTGCTTACAACGGAAAGAATGTAGGAGATATCGCCAAGAGCGCCCTGCTGGCTTATGGCGGTAGCGAGTTTGCAAAATACACCGGACTAGGGGATCTTACATCTTCAATTGGAAACAGCATAGGAGGTACTACAGGTGCGGCTGCTGCATCGGGTTTAAATAATGCCTTTTTTAACTCCAGCGTAGCTGCTCTTGGCGGTAAGAATGTAAGTGAAGCGTTTGGAGCGGGGTTTTTAGGCGGCGCTGCTGGCTCCCTTGCCGGTTCCGCCATGAATTCTCAGACGGGGCAAAGCTACTTCGGAACTATAAAGGACTCATTCGGTCTAAACGATAGCCAGATGAAATACATCCAAGGCGGCGCTACCGCTATGGGTACAGCCGCTATTTCTGGTCAAGACCCTCAAGTTGCGCTCACGAATTACGTAGCTCAGAACCTTGCTAAAGTAGGAAAAGAAGAACTTGGCAAACAATTTACTTCGGCTAAAAACTACCTTGTAGATTCATACGACGCATGGAAAACCGCTAAAGAAGATCAGCAAAGTATTATTGATCGAAGAAATGCTTTGTATGAAGAAGCAAAACCAATAGCAGACCAGTACACAGCCTTAAAAGCCCAATACGACGACGTTGTAAGTAAACTAAAAGCTGACAGCGATTACGTTCAACAAAACCGTGGCGGGTACGATGCCGCAATGGCGGCGTATGAAAGCGACAAAAGCAATGAAACCATAGACCGTGTAAACGCCGAAGCAGAAAAACTAAAACCCTACACTGACAGTTTTGATAGGAATAAAGCCACCTACGATCAGCTTGAAATTCAACTAAAAGATTTAAATCCAAAGTTGACAGACTACAGCTTAAGGCTCAATGGGTTTGATAGCGACATCCAAGCAAGCAACGACAAAATTACGCAGCTATCAGACACATTTGCTGATAAATCGGCTGAGTTTGAAAAAACATCAAAACAAGTTGGCACCTATTTAGTGGACACTGCTACAAGCGATATTCAGCTCGCGGAAATTACGCGGCAAGAAGAGGCCGCAAAAGAGGCAGAAAGGCTAGAGGCTGAACGACAGAATACGTTACGGATAGAAGAAGAGCGACTTAGTCAAAAAGAGCAACAACCGCCTCCAGTAGAAGTTCCCGGTGAAGGCGGCGGGACGTTAACAGTCAATCCCAAAACTGGAGCGGTAGATGTCCGAGAACCGGCTACTAGCTCTCAACCCCCGGGTGCTGTATATAATATTGACGACACAGACATAGGTGCCAATATTGGTTCTGAAACCGTAACGACCAGCCCCGGAGAGGAGCCTCTTGCGGACTTAAGTAAATCTGGCGTCATGATGCCAGACGGTAGTTATAAAACTTGGGCCGAATTAGATGCATTAGCTGGCGTTCCACCCGGCACGATTTACACCGATGGCGGCACGACAATAACTCAAGAGGAATTGCAAAGTATTCTAGACGGCACTTATACAAATCCTAAACAAGCACCAACGCCGGGAGCGGGTGCGCCTAAACCACCTGCTCCGACTCCGGCCCCTAAACCGGCTCCTGCGCCGACTACTCCAGCGCCCGTTACTCCTGCTCCAGCAGCCCCGACACAGCAGAACAATTCGGCAAATATGCTGGCGTTATTAAGTTTGTTGCAACCGCAACAACAGCCACAAATACAACAACCAGTAGAGGGCGCTAAGGTAGAATTGATGGAAGATATATTTGGTACTAACTTTACTACGCCCCGTCCAGAGGGCACAAAGAAATACTCTAGTGGCGGAGAAATTGAAGCGCTACTACACTTATTGAGGAGCTAAAAATGGCAGGATTACTTGACGATTATGGGTTTAATACAACTGATTCAGCATCTGGTACGGTCTCTAATGCGGGAACAGATTCTGGCTCTACTGGAGCGGTCTTTAATTTAGATGATATGAATTATGGATCCCCAGTAACGCCCGTTGTTTTAAGCGATGGCACTACAATTTATGGAAAAAGTGATGGATCTTATGTCGATAGTAACGGTAATCCGGTAACTTCTGGCGGATCTGTTATAGCGGACGAAACTTCTCCCGTGACAGAAGTTAAGTTACCAAATGGTTCCACCATATACAAAAAAAGTAATGGTTCCTATACAGATGGTAACGGTAATGCGGTAAATTCAGATGGAACTTCCGCTTCTTTTTTGGGAAATTTAGGCACGGCTGCAATAAATGCTTTTAAAAACCCAGACGGCAGTTATAACATTGGGAAAATTTTGACCGCTGGCGGTGGAGCATTGGGTGGATTGGCTGGTCTTCTTGGTGCTAATAAGCCTACGACTACTCCGTCTGGCTATCAGGGTGGGATTCCACAATTAACTGCTGTGCGTACAGCACTTCCACAACCGGCTCGCACACCTTACACGGGTCAGCCAGCTATAGGCCGCAGGTATTTTACAGATACACAATACGTGGCTCCCGCTCAGGCCGCAGCTACTCGGGCCTCCCTAGCAACACAACTAGCTCCCATGTTGGAGCAACCGTTACGGGCTGCACAAGGAGGGCTTATGGCCGCAAAAGGAACTTATTTACGTGGGTCTACCGATGGTATGGCTGACGAACTCAACACTTCTATCGAGGGTAAACAACCCGCCAAGTTAAGCCACGGGGAATTTGTGGTGCCCGCAGACGTGGTGTCTCACTTGGGTAACGGCAACTCTGACGCTGGTGCAAAGAAGCTGTATCAGATGATGGACCGTATCCGCGTGGCTCGTACTGGTACTAAGAAGCAGGGTAAAGAAATTAACCCAGATAACTTTATGCCCGGCGGTAAAGTCGGATATGCACAAGGCGGAATAGCTACGTTTGAAGGGGGTGGTGGAGTTTCGGATGGAACCGCTGCCGCCTTAAAAACTGGTCTTACAGGTACGGAATCCAACCTCTCTAACTGGGCTGGTCCGTATGTAACAAACATGCTGGGTCAGGGTCAAGCCATAGCACAGTCTCCTTATCAGGCATATACAGGCCAACTGACAGCGGGTACTTCTCCGCTTCAGCAGCAAGCATTCCAAGGCGCTCAGGGCTTATCTACTCCCACTAACATGGGAGGGTTTACCCCTCAGTCCTTTACGGGTCAAGGCACGGCACAGCAGTACATGAATCCTTACCTACAAGCGGCTCTGGATCCACAGTTAGCTGAAGCTCGTAGGCAGTCTCAGATCACGCAGACTCAGAACGCTGGCAAGTTAACCGGAGCCGGTGCTTACGGCGGTGGACGACAGGCCATTATGGATGCAGAGACACAAAGGAATCTCGCAACCAATCTCGCAGACATTACTGGTAAGGGCTACATGAATGCCTACGACAAAGCCATGCAGCAGTTCAACACAGAACAGCAAGCCGCTCAACAGGCTCAAGATCTTACAAATCGTTACGGGATTAGTGCGCTTCAACAACAGTCCCAATTGGGCGCAACTCAACGAGGCATTGAATCCGAAGCCGTTGCCGCAGATAAAGCTCAGTTTGAAGAAGAAAGACTTAATCCCTACAAGATGGTGCAGTTCCAGCAGTCTCTTCTCAGTGGACTGCCCTTGGCAGCACAGAACTACAATATGGCTCAGCCTAGCTGGCTACAGAGTTTGGCTCAGGGCGCTACTTTTGGAGCAAATAGTTTAGACGCCATATATAAAACACTTGGACTTTCATCTGGTCAAACAAGCACAACATCCTCTGGAAAAACTTAAGGACACATCATGCAAACTACAGTTAACGACATTGCATCTTTGTTCATGGGGAACCCCGGTGCGCTTCAGAACAGGATTCAGAAAGAGCAACAGGCTAAGCCGGGAATTCCTCCTGACTTGAAAGAACTGCTCGCCCTCCAGCAGATCCAAGAACAGCTTCAGGCGGCTCAGCAGCAACAGGCTTTACAGAACCCACAGAACCAGCCTACCGTAGCGCAGAGCCTACAGCAAGCAGCTAAACAGGCATTGATGGCTCGTCAGGTCCAAGCCCAGCAGATGCAGATGGCTAAAGAGGGACAGATGGGTTTACCTCAAGGACTACCCCAACCGCAGCGCCAGCCAGAGATGGGATTAGACCAGATCCAATCTAACTTGGGCGAATATTACGGCGGTGGTATCGTTGCGTTTGACAATGGTGGGGGTGTTCCAACCGCAGAAGAAATTGAGGCCGCAAAAAAACCATATATTGGCGTTCGCCGTCCTCCTCGAATTGCCGGAGAAGAGCCCAAAAAATACGAAGAAGACAATTTATTAAAAAGGTTTTTAGAGGTTCTTGTTCCGTCTAAATACGCAGTTGATACGCCAGTTTCGGAACTAACCAAAGATGTAGCCCCCTCCAAATCAGAAGCTGCTCCGCCACCTGCTGAAGCTCCAGCCAAGCCACCTGCCGAAAAGAAAAGTGGACTTCCTGATTCTCCAAGGTTAAGTCCCGCGCCCGCACGTCCATCTGCTCCATTGGCTCCACCGACTCCAACCGCAGAACCTACGGCAACAATTAAACCAACCGCAGCGCAAGATTTTCTTGCAAGCCGCATGGAGGAAAATCCTACTTTGGCAGCTCAGGATGCAGCAAATAAATATATGCGAAACGTTGGACCTCAAGGGTTTAACGAAGAGCGTGAGTTGATTAAAGAACTTCAAACACGTCGGGCAAATATTGGCAAAGGAACCAATCCTTTGATGGATCTATTAGAAGGTATAGCCACATCCGCTCCGGGCCGTGGAGGGATTCTCTCTCAGGGCGCAGAAGGTGTTCGTAATGCTCGTGCTATGCAAATGCAAAGAGAACAGCAGAACATGGACATGCTCAAGGAAATCCTTGGTCAGCAGAAGGTCATCAGCACAGGAGAGCGTGCTTACAAGAAAGACTTGTTTGACTTGTATCAAACTACATACAAAGATGTGTATAAGAATACATTTGAAGCAGCTAAAGCTAAAGATATTAGCGATAGAGACGCAGCCAAATTGGCTCAAGACGCGGCAGAAAATGCGGCAAACAGAAAGAGCCAAGAACAAGTTGCAAAAGACAGAAATGAAAATGCTCTTAGGGTTGCAAACATTGGCGCAGCCAGCAGGAAAAGCGATGATGCTATTTTAAATATTTCAAAAGCTGATGCCGCTGTAGCCAATAGAGTTAGATCAGATGAGGTAATTAACACATTGCAAAAACGCTTGGAGCAACTTGGAAATATGCCAACAAAAGAAAATGCGATAGAGGCTAAAAAAATAATACAAGACATATCTGATAGACAGGCTAAGATTATGGCTGAAGTTTACAGTCGATACGGAATTAAGGATTTGGATGGTGTTAAAATGCCAGAAGCCCCCGGCACAACAAGTTCCGGAAACCGCGCCCCATTAAGTTCATTTAATATTCCTCAAAGGTAACTATATGGCCTTCGATGTTGCAGGTGCCAAACAAGCCGGATATTCTGATATAGAAATTGCAGAGTTTTTAGGGCAACAAAAAAACTTTGATACACCGGCCGCAATAAAGGCCGGGTATTCTCCTTCGGAAATTATTGGGCATTTGGGCGCGTCAGAACCATCCGCTGCAAAAGGTGAGACTGGTTTCCTCCCATCCGTATACCGTGGCGGACGTGGCCTTGCTTCGCTTGCAACAGATGTAATTCCGGCTATGGCGGGTAAAGCAGTTGGCGCTGAAGAGTTTGCTAATAGGAAGATGCAGGAAGCAGCAAAGTATCAGCAACAGACTGAGCAACTTTACCCTGCTGAAGTGGCATCATATAAAGACATCAAGGACGTAGGATCATTCCTGACGTATGTCAAGGAAGCTATTGGTGAAGCGGTTCCATCTATTGTGCCAAGTATATTTACCGGTGGCGCTGCTGCCGTATTGGGACGTGGAGCTACCGCTGCCGCACAACAAGCCGGTACAGCTTTGGCTAGGCGCGAACTTCTTGAAGCTACGGCTAAAGGAACTTTGACAAAAGAATTGCGTGATGAAATTAAAGAAAAAGCAATTCAAGCTGGCGCTAAAGCCGCTCAGCAATCTGTGCTTAAACAACAAGCCGCTGGCGCTTTAGCTGGATCGGCTGTACAAAACATACCCGATGTATATCAAAACATATACGAAACAACGGGCCAACAGGATCTGGGTGCGGCCATTGCATTTGGTTCGTTTAACGCAGCATTAGATGCAATCACACCATTTAACGTGTTACGAAAGATGCAGAAGTCTGGCTTGGGTCCAGAAGAAATTGCGGCAGCGTGGTACAAACGTGCGGGTAAGGGCGCTGCTAAAGGATTTGTTACAGAGGGTGGAACAGAAGCTCTGCAAGAAGTTTCATCTGCTGCGGCTGAAAAGTTTGTAGATGAAAACCAAGATTTCTTTTCAAGCAAGAACTTTGATCGCTTCATAAATGCTGGATTAAAAGGCGGCTTTGGTGGTGCTGGCATTACGGCAACAACAGACGTAGCTTTTGGTAAATCAAAACCAGAAGCCAAACCAACACAAGAAAAAATACAAACCATTCCAGAACTTCCTGCTACAGAGGAAATTAAAAAACCTCCAGAAGTGCAACAATTAATAGATAGAGTTAGTGGCGTATCTCGGACAGAAGAGGAGCAAGTGCCTTTGACGGCGGAAGAAGCTCAGCGTCAACGCATCAACATGCTTCAACAAAAAATTGATGAAGATGCTAAGTTACAAGAGGATAAAGCTAGGAGTCAAGGGATTCCTCCAAGCGTTCCTCTTGCGCCGCCACAAGACGTAAGCAAGCCAAGTCTGTACGAAACGGAACTTCCTAAACCAACAGCCCAAGAAGATCTTGAGGCTAAGCAAGCAGAAATTGATCAGCTTCGTTTGGATGCTGGCTTGCCCACTGGCCCATCATCTAAAACACCCGGCATTCAACCCACAACTACTACGACAGAAGAAACTCTTAAGCCTAAGATCGTAGATGAAAGACCTCTACAAGAACGGGCTGCAAAGAACCGTTTGTTGGTATTGCAAAACATGCTTAAGAACGAGGGCGGTGATCCCAATAGTTTGAGCATAGTCCCACATCCAGAGGTTGAGGGTAAGTTTGCAATTCAATCTTTAGATGTACCGGTCAAGTTCCAAAAGGATTTGAAAGCTACTGCATCCAATAGGCCAGAGTCTCCGGTAACAATTGATCCTGTTAACGCCTATATTGAGATTGCTCGCAGGACAAACACGCCCGCATCCATGAGGCTGGTTAAAGACTTTGAAGAGGGCATCGTTACAAGAGAAGACATCGAGGCGGCAATTGAGGCTGAAAGAAAAGCCAACCAACCCATGCCGATTAACTACAAAGGAAACGGTGAGCCTTGGTTTATAGCCCCTGTAACTTACAAGCCTAGAGGTGAGCGAGTTATTACGGAGCCAATAGAAGAGGTGGATGATGTTACGGAAGATCCAACCGTCGGAGAGGGTGTTGATCCACCAACCCCAACCACAGAAATGCCACAGACTCTGGGTGACTTCAAGTTAAGAATGCCCGCAGCATTTGACAATCCCGATGTGAGAGCCGCCAATAAGAACGCCAGCTTCTCGGACTTGATGCAAGCATTGATGCAAAGCAAAAACCCCGTTATCAAAAGAATCGGTGAGCTTGGAAATCAAATTTCTAACCAAGTGACGCTTCAGAAAACAAAGTATCTTGGCAATAGATATGCTGGTCTGTACTATCCGGCATTAGATGCCATAAAGATATCTCCCAAATATGCGGGAGATGAAACGACCAATGCACACGAAACGTTACATGCATTGATTTACAGAATGCAGAAGAATCCCACAACCAAGCAAAAGGTTGCGGTTAAAAAGATAGAAGATCTTTACCAGCACGTAAAGAGAGAACTAGCAAAACAGGGGATGGGATGGGACGGCAATAAGAAAAATAAGCAGTTTGCCGTTCAGGTATATGGATTGGCGGATCAGTATGAGTTTGCCGCTGAAGCGATGAGCAATCCAGAATTTCAATATATGTTGATGCAGATCCCATATGAAGGCAAGAGAAGTGCTTGGTCTGCATTCACTCAATATGTTGCGGAACTTCTTGGGATAAAAGACACAAACGCTTTAACTGAAATTTTAAATCTTGTTGACAAAATAGCCCAGACTAAGAGGCCAGCAAGGAACTATCTTTCAAGCAAAGTGGTCAGAAACGAGGTCGTATACAAAGAATCTGAAGAGGCCAAACGTGAGACAGCTCAAAAACCCGCCAAAAAAGGAGAGGAAAATGTTGCAAGATCTGACGAATCAACAGGTGGAACAGGCGTTCAAGTACCTGTACGAGCAGCCAATGAGCTTCCCGCCGCCCAAGGAGTTAAAGGAACTCAACAACGCGGAGTGGCTAGTGTTAGACCAACTCCTGCAAAACCTGCTGGCGGAGCGGGAGTACAACCCACTCCAATAGGTCAAGAAACATTAAACATTCTTGATGAGTACGGAAGAAACGTAGAGAAGACTACAGAAAACAGGATTGAAAAATTCAAAGAAACTGTTAAAGATGCAGCACAAAATCCAAAGGTTACTTTGGACAATGCTCAGTCTGCCTTTACTAAATTCTTGAATTATCTTGAGACTAAGGTATTTAGTAGCGATGCCGCCCTCAATAACGAAATCCGAAAATCAATGGGGGATCTGGGTGTGGACGCCAAGACCAAGATTGGAATGCTGTTGCAAACCAGCTTGAGCCAGACCGTTCATTCCGATGCGGTGGCAAACCTGTTCCTTAGATATGGAAACATTGAATACAACAATGATCTAAAGAAGTGGGTCAAGAAGGACAGTGATGCCAGCTTTGTGGAGCTATCTAGAAGGATAGACAAGATGGCGGAGAGAAGCGGCTTAACAAAAGAAGAGGCCGAGAGTACTGCACACTTTGCGTTTGAGGTTAAGAGAACAAAGTCGCTGATAAAGTTTAATGAAGATCTAAAGCAAAAGATTGCTGAAACTCGTGCAGAGGCTGCTCGTATAAAACAAAAATCTCCAGTTGCATCAAGCGAGCTTAGCAAGAAAGCGTCCAGCATGGAGGGTGATTTGAAATACATTCACTTTACAGATGAACAACTTGCCAGTGGAATCCTAGATAAGGGTATGAAACTGTTTAACATGCATCCAGATCTTAACGAAGCCGTAGATGTCTGGAACAAAATAAGAGACAACGCTTCCAAGGTTCTAGTTGACAGCGGACTGTGGAGCGCCTCCGATGCGGAGTTTTTGTTAAGCAACGCTGACTACGTTCCATTCTACCGAGAGGATCAGTTGGAGCAAGGCAAGGGTCCAAAGGAATATATCAAAGGTCTACAGGTACAGGCCAAGGAAAGAAAGCTGAAGGGCTCTGCCAAGCCGGTCAACAACATTTTTGACAATCAGGTTCTCTGGGTGCAGTACTCCATTAACCGTGCCGTCAGAAACAAATCTGCCGTATCTTTGGCTGAAGCTGCCGAATCGGTTGGTGCTGCAAAAAGAATTAAAAATCTAGACAGCAAAGAGAACATTGGAGTTGTTGGCGTAGATGACAACAACAAACCAATAGCAGGAAAGGTTTCTGATGGTGCAGAGCCATTCAATTCTTTGCAGCAAGCCAATTTTGCAAATCAACAAATTGAAGGTTTTGAGGTTGTTGAGTTTGAAGATGACAATAAAAAAACAAAATACTTGTTGACACCAGCAGTTGAAAAGAAAAACGTTGTAAAGGTTTGGCGTAACGGAAAGCAAGTTGAGTACAGCATGGAAGACCCTCTTTACATGGAGGCGTTTAACGGTCTTGAGTCTGTTGCAATACCCATGTTTAAGCTGTTCTCAAAGTTTGCCGACATGCTGAGACAGTCGGTTGTGATGTACCCATTGTTTACGATTAGTCAGATTCCTCAAGATTCTTTTGCGGCCATCTTCTCTTCTGGTTTAAAACCTCAACACGCCTTAAAGATTCCAATTCTTGCGGTAAAGGAATTCATTCAAACACTCAGGGGCAAGAGTGCTACGCATGAAGAGTTAAAAAACGTCGGAGCTGTGGGTGTGAGAGATTTCACGTCGGCTATGGTGCGGATGGATGCGGAGATCTTTGCGGGAATAAAAGCTCCTCCCGGCGTTCTTGGAAAAGCTAAAGGATGGTTAAGTCATTTCGCTATGGCGGGCGATAACGCTGTGCGTCAGGCGGTTTATGAAGCATCTTTGGCTCAAGGTCTGAGTAAAGCTGAGGCTATGGAGAAAGCCTTTGATATCTTCAACGCCAGAAGAAAAGGATCTAGCAAGACCTTGGCTCTGGCTAGTCAGGTGATTCCGTTCTTTAACGCTTACCTCGCGGCGCAAAACGTGGCCTATAAAGTCATCACTGGACGGGGCGTATCCCCAACCCAGAGGGCGGATGCGTACAAAACATTAGCCGCTACCACGGGTTCCGTGATGGTCCTGTCTATTCTGTATTCCATGATTGCAAGCGACGATGACGATTACTTGGAGAAGCCAGTCGGCCAGAGGGATCGAGCCTTTATCATACCGGGTACTGGTGGGATGATGATTCCATTGAGGAAAGACTTGTTCACCATGCCCAAGGTTATTGCCGAGCATACGTACCTCATGTTGACGGACAAGGGATCTGAGGATGGACGCAAGTTCAGGGACTCCGTGGCCGCTGGTTTGATGAGTTCAATCCTTGGTCCGACTCCAGTACCCCAAGCGATTAAACCTTTTGCAGAATGGTATCTAAATTATGACTTCTATCAGCAGAAGCCACTGATCGGAACCTATCAAAAGAAGCTGGATACTGAGAGGCAGTTTAACGAATCCACCTCTGAACTATCTAAGCTGATAGGCCAGACCGGCTTGATCTCTCCAATTGTTTTGGATCATTTGGTACGTGGATTGTTTGGATCTGTTGGGGGTTCGGTTCTGTACATTACCAATCCGTTCCTTTACTCTGGGGCCAGCGGTGAGCGACCATCCATGTCTTTCCGGGACGCCGTAGCTACCTTGCCGGGCACAAGCGGATTCATCAGTAAGGAATACGAGAACGCCATGAAGCGGGACTTCTACGTCTTGAAAGATGAAGTAGACAAAGCCGCCAATACCTTTGCCGATCTGAAGACAAGAAGCCCGCAAGAGATTGAGGAGTTCTTGAAAGACGAGAAGAACGTGGCAAGGGTCGGTATGAGCAAGTCCGTCAACAAGATTGCGGATCAGCTATCCAAGCTGCGTAAATATATGGAGCAGGTCAGGAACTCGGATATGCCCGCCGATGAAAAGCGCGACAGGATAAAAGAGTTAAAGGAATCAGAGTCCAACATGATGAAGAACATCGACGTTAAAGCTCTGAGAGAGATGGGTAAAATTTAAGAGTAGAACATCCGCTCAAGCTGAAGGTTCAGGGCGGATAACTCATCGAGCTTCTTGACGGACCAGATTCTTTTCTGGCCGTGAATCCCGTTAAAGGCTCCTCTGTGGCAGTCTGCACAGAGACTAAGACTTGTAAACCATTGGCCCTGATCTAACTCATGGCACTCCGTAGGAGGAGGCGAGTCACAGACGATACACGGTAGATCCTTTACCGCCTGTATGTGTCTGCGCTCTACCTCTCGGATGGCTTTTTTGTTTTTACTCTGCAAATCTATACTTCAGTTTACGGTAGAACAGGCGTGTGTTCGCCTTGAGTACGTACCAGTTGATGAGTGCGTTACTCTTCACTTGGTTAAAGAACGCGGATGCTGAATCCTGTAACTCTTCCCGGTGGGACTTAAAGGTTGTGTGCATGAATTGGCTCATGTCGTCCCGGTGATGCGTCTCGTTGGCAATCTCTTCCAACATAAACTCCGCATCATCTTCGTAGTTGGCGTAGAACCACTGCGCCGCCCGTTCAAATTCTGGGTGGTCTTCAAGACCGCAAACAGAACTTAGGTGTAATAAGCGGGTAATAACCCAGTCTCTTTCGTCTATCATAATCGTAACTGCCTTTCTTTAAGTAAAGCATCAGCGATCCTATACGCCTCAGCCGCAACCAACTCGGGATCAAGAGACGTGCTGGATGTCCCTATGGCCGCTAAGGCCGCAAAGAAATCTAGCAACTTCATCTCCTGTAACTCTACAGGATTCTTCTTCGCTTCTAGTTTAGACTGCTTTGATGACAATCATGTTCTCCAGTTGAGAAATGAGACTCTCACCAATGGTCTGTCCGCCCACCGATATGCTGCTGGCTTTCTCATCTCCCTTGATTAAAGAGATGATATCCCGCACAGCCTTGTTATACCCACCTTTAAACGCGTCATCCCCCTCCAAGAACATGGTGATGGCGTCTCTAACAAGTGAAGATGCCTTACGCTGTTTGGCGGCGGCTTTGACTTGGTTAAAGATGTCTTCACTCAGATGAACAGAATAGGGAATTAAACGTTTAGTTTCCATGCTAGGAACTCCTCTTTGACGGATTTAAGACGGCCAGATGCCGCAGGATTTGCTTTTATTTCTGATCTGGACTCTATTCCTAGATCCTCTTTAAGCCACTCTGTTGCGGCTTCTTCGCTTTCCTCAAAGATATTGCCAGTCTCTATAAGGAATTTGTGGAACACGGGGTCCTTACATAGAACCGCCGCAGTCTTTACGGGGTCGTTGATAGACTCCCGATTCAATGGCATCTCCTGATCGTTCAGGCGCACCATCACGACCTGATAGCGAGAGCCAACAAAATCACGCAGGATCTCGTCAGGCACCTCGTCGGGATGCATGGACAGGGTAAGGATGTAACCCGTCTTGTCTTGCTTCATGGCGACTTTAACGCCTTCGAATTGACTGTGCATATCAGAATGGCAGGTCGTCGTCGGGCAGATCTTGGGCGCTCTTAGGCGTGGAGACTTCAGGCTTGTAGTCGTTGTACTTAAGGCTTACGAATGTGCCGTTCTGTCCTTGCACAACCCAACCGCTCATGCTGATCTTGACATTATCCCCGTCTGTTTCATCTAGAAGCTGGCGAATAACGGACCTTGTAAGAGAGATGGAACCTTTAAAGTCTGGACCTTTAGGATGCTTCTTGGGAAGCTGGGTGCGCGATATTGTTCCTGAATTTGTATATTCCATGATTACTCCTTAAATAAAGATTTAGCTTTAGCGAACTCAGCCATGAGGGATTTATGCTCCTCGGGGTTGATGGATTTCAGGTGGTCGTAGATGTTACGGTTCACCTTGAAGATGTCTGTGATGTCCTTCTGACCTTTGGCGGTATCAAACAAGATACGTGTCGAGGTCTTGAGAAGATCCACCCACTCGTTTGAATCGTCTTGCGGCATGGTCAGTTTGATCTGCCAGCCCATCTCATGTCCTTCGATCTTGGCGGGTACGGTACGCTTGCTCTCTGGCTTGACTTCTTCCTTAACTTGTGGTTTGGTTTCTTCTTTAACTGGCTTAGCATCTTCCTCTGGGATATCCTCTCCAGCGTAGATGTATAGACCCAAGCCATGAAGAGACAGAGCCTTGGTCATGCAGCGCATGATGGCCGTGTTGACTGCGAACGCATCAGGATTGGGGACGGCTTTGTTCTTGTAGTCCATGACTGGAAGCTGGCAAGTCATAGGCTTACCGAACAGTGTCACGGTAACCCAGACCATTGCGGTCCCGTTGATTTCCATGTAGCACTTATCGCCAAACATCTCTACCTTGAACGTCGCAGCGGGATCGGCCTTTAAAGCCTCAGCCCAAGCCCACGCCCATGAGAGATAAGTTAAACCGTTCTTCTTCTCTGTATGCTCGTTTACGTTTAAGACTAATAAATCATTGATATTCATATGGTTCCTAGTGGTGCCGGATGTCGGATTCGAACTGACGACCTACCGCTTACAAGGCGGTTGCTCTACCAACTGAGCTAATCCGGCTGATTTAAATACTCTTTATATTGAGAACAGAAAGAGGAAACGGGGCAGTAGGATTTACACCTAGTCCGCTCCCCCTCTCTGATCTCTAAGACATAACCCTTCAGATTTTGAAGAGCCTGTTCCGCGTCTTCCTTGGTCTTGTGAACCGATTTGGCGCGGACACCGCCATCCTTCTTGACGGCGTAAAGGGTTGGCTTCTCCCACATATCTGACTCATCGCAGAGTGGAAGATCGCCGCCTGTTTCTGTAGCGAAATAGGCTTGGTTGTGCATATCTAAACGTTTATTGATGTAGGCCTCTCTCTCGGCGAGGGACCATACGGGGATATCTATGACGGCCACAGGGGATGGGGGATAGTTCTCCCGAGTAGCTGCGTCACGGGCGGACCAGTCCCGAATGATAGCCACGATCTGAGCCTTGACTACTGGGACTTTCTTGATAGTCTCTACCATCCATGCATAGATGTTCAACTGGTTATGCCAGTCGTCTTTCTCGTTCATCACTGACCACGCACCCGTCACTTTATAGTCGCTCAACACAATTCCCTCTGGAGTGATCTCTTGCAAATCTATTGCACCTGAGATGTTCCATCCATTGTAACTGATATGAAGCCGTTCTTCAACCACATGAGAAGAATCTTTTCCATGTTCAAGGATATTGTGAACCGCCGTGCCGAACAAGGACCATATCATCTCTGATGCGTCCTGTTCGATCTCGTCAAAGTGTTTACTCTTTAGCTGGACAATCCTTGGGCTATTGAGTAGTTCCGTACAGGAGAGATGGGCTTTCCCCTTGCTGTACTGTGGCCTCGCCAAAACATTCATGATCGTTTGCGGCAGATCGTGCCGGTTTGTAATTCTCATTTCGTCTCACCTCTACTGTTTTGAAGATGTGCATGTTAAAGCACTTTCTTCTTCTCGTTACGCCGCCAACAGAAATTCTTGTATCAAGAACCTCCGTTGCGGCCCCACATTCCAGACACTTCATTCATTCTCCTATGCCGTGCCGCTTCTCAATGTCTCTTGCAAATGTTCTCCAGTCCAATGAGTGTCTATAGAGTGTATAGATCTCCTCATCGCTTAAAGGATCTCTAGCCATACGCTCAATAAAGCCGTTAGATTTCTCTAGCTCTCTCTCGGTATGGGTAAGGATATGAAGCAAGTGCTTGGCTTCGCTCTTCCAGTACTCGGTGTTCATGTTACCAGCCCTCGATACCATGTTCTTCTTCGATGGCCCGAGCGAAACCCACAGGATCATCCTCGTAGTCTCTCCAGAGTTCAAAGATTTGCAGGTTACTAAGGGGCAGTTGTAAATCATCATCCCAAGGTAAGGAATCAAAGCCCTTCAACTCTTCGATTTCATCGAGCAACCTGTTGACCGCCCGGCACATGTTCATGTACAGACCGTTCATCTGATTTCGCTCTGCTGTTTCAAGGTCGTAACTGTTACGGTACGTTTTAATTTCGTCTTCTGTGATCATGGGAACTCCTTTAAATTTGATCCAAGATATCTAACTTGACTGCTTCTAACATAAAGACACATCTCTCCGCGCTCACGTTGGCAAAGGAACATTGAAGCGTATCGTCTTCATCGAAGAAAAGAACCAAGCAACTAGAGTCCTCTGTCATCTGCTTCTTCACCTCGTCCATCAGTTCCAAAGAACTTTTGCTCATCCTTATGACGTTCGACATTTCCCTTCCTCCTCATCGGTTAACCATTGACGCACGTAAAAGTGTTTGCCTAAGTCTTCTATCTCTTCCTGTGGGTAACCATTAGCTACCAACCATTCGTACATGTCCCCGTCCTTTTCTGTATCAAAGACTCTGGGGAATCCGTACTTCCACCCGCTGGGGGGATCAATCCACTTTTTCATATTTGTCCTTAAACATTCGTTGATGGCACATGTCTTCAAAGATATTCCACAGCTTCTCTTGCCGTAAAGCGTTGATGGTAATGAGTCCCAGCAAAGCATTAGCCATGTCGTCCTGAGACAGTTCTGGCCCGTTGCACACACGATCAAACAGCAGGTTTAAATCTGCTTCCATGTCTGCTCTTAGGATGGCTTGTTCTAAATCAAATCTATCGCTCATTCTTCCCTCGCTTTCAACATGAAGTCTGCCATTTGATAGCAGTTCTTAGCTACAACATCATCATCACAATCTTCCAATTTGTGGTTAGTTAAAACCGCTTGCATAGCTTTTGCCGCAAAGTAATCACGCAGGGTCATGCCAGCAGTCAGAGGCTTCTGTAGGTGTGTTATTTCGTGGGGGAATGCAAATGTATTTTCGTTCATGTGTTCTTCTCCGATTCAGGTTGAGCAAACAATGCGTCGTACTTGTCTTGCAAGTCAGCAATACAGTCCTGCAACATATCCAACTGCACAACGATGTGCGCCTCATTGAATGCATTGGAGTAAGAGACACCACCCTCTCCCTTGATGTCACTCCAGTTCAAACTGATGAGTCTCATGCTTCACCTCTTGATCTAATTAGCGCCGAACACCGATATGCTCCGTTTGCATATTCAATGGTGTTTTCGTCACTCACAAGTTCATCACACAACTTTGCACAGGCCTCGCGCTCTGCTTCGATTGCACTGTTAACCAACCGCAAAACCTCTTCGTCACAATCCATTAATCGTTTAAACGCAACAAGGTTTAGCTGTTGTTTGTGGAATAGTAGGTTGTATTCATCCCACGTCATGCTTGTCCCCTTGCTCGGATAGCGGTGGCATTTGAATATAGATACATTTGCGCAAGACTATCTGTACTACAGGCATCAGCATTTGCTTCAACAATTTTTGCACACGCCTCACGCTCTTTCGCTGCTACCAGCTTTGCGAATCGCTCAAGGTCAGTAATATGCACATCAGCATTACCATACGTGGGTGAAAACCACATCTCTCCGTCTGCCATCAGGTCAGACTGTTTAGCCAGTTCAATAATTTCAAGCATGCTTGTTCTCCATTTGCGAATTCATCTTTGTATATAGAACCCAGCGAACAAGATGAACGCCAAGAAACAAGCCACAGCGAACAGACCCTTAACGATTTGCAAGTTCTGATGCCGCCGCCAGTTCTTCTCAAAGACCAGTTCGGATTCTTTGAGTTTCTGTTTTAAATCACTTTGAATAGTCATACCGTTACTCCGTAGTAAGAAAGAATCTGTTTGTAAGCGCCCTTTAGTGCGCCGATGTGTTGCGCCTCGATCTCTGGTTCGCGAGAAAAGATGGGAAGGGTTTCATTCTCTAGAAATCCAAGATCTTCTATCAGACGCTGGAGAAATATTTCGTCTACAGTGTCGTTGTCAATTTCAATAGTCAGTTTCATATTAATCCCATAGTGCTTCGTAATATTTTCCAAATAGCCTAAAGCCGTTCTTGGCTCTGACCGCATTAGCTTCCCATATATCAATGTCGTCAAGATCTGTATCTTTTAGTTTGTGCTCAAAAGACCAGATCATCTCCTCCATTACCCAGTCCCACCGTTTAAAGTGGTGGGCGTCGGTTTCCCAGATATTTTCTTTGGGCGGAGCGGAGGTAGACCTAAGCCCTTCAGGAACGTCTTCGTCATCCACAATGGGAGCGCCATGCTTTACCTTGTTTAGCTGTTTGAGCATGGGTAAAATAATGTGGGCTAGGGTGGTGTCCATGTCCCATACGTCAAACTTATCTATCTTGACGTAAACAATCCTTGGGTGGATTAGATTCAAGAGATTCTTCACACCCTCACACAAGGGACGCAGTCTATCGGCCCACTTGTCTATCTTTGGCTCGTCGTAGTCAATCTCCCTCCAAAAAAACACCTTCTCTAAGATGGTGTACGGCGAGATCCAGTGGTCCCTGTACTTGCTGATGTAGACTTTCATTTGTTTAAAAGGTAAATGGAAATAACCTGCCCAACAGGTAGATAGTTCCGACAGTGATGAGTGGGCCCAATACCGCAAACATCATGATCAAATAACACGTCAAAAGTATCTTCATAAAACCCTCAAAAAGTGTCCCGATAAGGACAAAAACATGTTTATTTGCTCAAAATCGTTACAAAATGACCCGATGGGGTCAGTTTTTTTCATCAAATTCAAACCACTCGCCGATCTCTTCCATGATGGCTTTCTCCATCACATCCAGCATGTGTTCTTCGCTGGGTTCATCTGTATGTTTGTATGCACGTCTGATCCCACGGGACAATCCGTTCTCGATACACATCTCAAGTACTGGTAATATTTTTGGTTTCATTGGCTTCTTCCAATTGTTTTTGCTTCGCATCAATACAGTCTTTGCAGATAAATCTAGCAATCGCTCCGGGCACATATCCACCCATCATCTTTATTGATCCGCCGTAAGGGGATTTATCTTTTTGGCACTTCCAACACAATTTCTTTTTTGTATGCATCCATCTTTCGTTATCCCAAAGTGGACTTAAAGTTGCAATGTTTTCCGAGACTACATTTATTGCTCCTTGTCCTCTCATTTCTTCTCTCCGCTAATTCGTTCTTTCTCCAGCTTCTGAACTTCCAAGATGGCGTCTCTTTGTTTTGCCATGCTGTCCAAGAAGCATTCCTTGTGGGCGTACCGACCCAAGAAGGCCGACTCCTCGCTGTGCTCCACCGGCTTGTTACAGAGGAAGCAGTTCAATCTGTGCCCCCGGCCTTCTCTTCTACGGTGTTCAGCTTCCCCTCTTTGATGGCATCTCTCATCATGTGGAGGAACCCATAGGTGATTAAATACTTAGCCGAGTCGGCGTCCATGTAGAGCTGGGCGTTCACTGATCCGTCTTCGTTCTCGGTCAGGAACTCAAGTTTGATATTGCAGTCGCTCATTTCATTCTCCCGTCATCAAGTCCGCGAAGGTAACCAAACATATCTCCGGCGATAAAGCCGACGACAAAGACAGCTATAAATAGAAGTGTGTATTCGATCATGTCTTACTCCATTGAAGGTATAAAGGGATTGCCATAAGGACCACAGCTATTCCCGCTCCGGTCAGCATGTCGCGGGTCCGGCGGAAACGGGCTGGCTTTTTAAAGCCCTGAAGATTGACGTATCCGATCTCAGACATCTTCAATCTCCATGACTTCAATGAACTCCATCGCCAAACCTTTCCACTCTAGGAAAGCCTCGGACATATCCCGAGCAGACATCTCAGAGATGTCGATGGTGGCGAAGTCTCGGATAGATTCATACATCCGCTCGGCAACGCTATGGATTTGTACTGTGGTGGGGTTCATTCTTCTGCCTCCACACGACCGAGAACGGTTCCAAGCTGGTCGTAGACATAGGCCAAAGTATCCGTGGCTTCTTTGATGTCTTCGGTGTTAAGGGTTCGGTCTAGCGCGTAGACGGATTCTCGGATGGCTTCCCACGCCTCACTAGCGTAGTGGGCTTCACGGAATTCCTGAGTGTCATCGTAAGTCACAACTATCGTCTTCATCTCGACTCCTAGGTGGTGGTGGTGCGTTAAATGTAACACCTTGTTCCCCTCCCGTCAACTACCCGTAGAAAAAAAATAGGGGCCGAAGCCCCCGTGGTTTTGCCGCCTGTCATTCTTCCTCCAACTCTGGGTGACAAATACTGCAATCCTCTTCCGTGCATGGCCCCAACTGAGCCGCAATCTCTGGCAGGAACGAGATCAACTCTGCCCAATCTGGCTCCCAAGACTCATCAGTACCTGTCAGAGAACTGTCAGAGTGACGGTCATTGTCAAACCACTGCCCAGAACGTGCGTCCAGAGTGAGGTCGTATGGGTAGGCTTTGTTTGATGGGTGGTAATCAACGTCCATGCCCAGCTTATTTGCTGCTGCAATGAACTGGCGCTTTGTTGTCATTTCATCTCTCCTATTAATGGGGCCGAAGCCCCGTGGGTTGGTTAGTCTTTACCGAGATAGTCAAGGTTAAACCACTCGCCGTTGTCGGTCAACGTGATATAACCGAAGTCGTTTCCAATACACCAAATGCAATCTTCTGAATTCCAAAAGAATTGCCGTTCAATGTTGGGATCAATCTTGCGAAGAACATTGTTTATCAATTTCGCAATCTGATTGGCGTGGTCATCATCACGTGGGCGATCCAATTCGATCCATACCTTGTTTGGTATTTGTTTTGTCTTCATGTTTAACTCCTAGTTGATGTGTCACCAGTTGACACAAAATAATATTAGCACCTAAAAAACGAAAGTCTATTAGGGTAAACCCTAGCTTGATACTGATCTTTTATACAGGTGTACTGTATAAATTAACAGGTTTACTGTATGGCTATACAGGTGGTAGAATCATATATAAACGTTTACACATGAGGACGAGATGAGAGCTAGACGAGTCGATGAGAACCAGCAAGAGATCGTAGACGCCCTGAGAAATGCGGGGGCGACAGTTAGAGTAGTAACACAAGGAGAGGGGATCCCCGATCTTCTAGTTGGCTACACCGGACCGAGCGGGGTAGGGCATACGCTTTTACTCGAAGTTAAAGACGGCAACAAACCTCCCAGCGCGAGAAAGCTCACGGCGGCAGAGGAGAAGTTCTTCTTAGAATGGACAGGAGGAATCCTAGCCATAGTGAAAAGTCCGCAAGAAGCCCTTGATTTAATTCACAGCTTAGATTAAAATTTGCACAACTGTGGAAACGCAGTTGCCTAGTTGGTTTAAGGAGGGTTAGTCCCTCCTTTTTTTTCGCTTGACGTTTTGTGCGAATGAGAGTAAAATCGAGGGGCTAGGTGTGGAAGCCAAGTATGAAAGTCGTTAGAGAAATCCCGACCCCGAATGGGGTAGCATCCTCCGCACAAGGGTGTTCTTCCACCGGGGTTTCTTTAACGGCTTTTTTCATTTCACATCTAGATTGTTTCAAGGAACTATCGGGTTTTAGATTGGCATGAGGGAAGCGTAGGAAACCATGAGGTGTAGTCCGCAGTCCACCAGTCTTACAACGTTCCGCCTTGAGATGAAAGTGCTGGAAGATGCATGGCACAATCGGGGGGATTCCATTTCGACCCGTGGGTTCAAGTCCTGCGGCTTATCGGGATGGTATGGGCAGCCGAGCTAGACGTTTCCAATGTAACGGAAAGTGCCCATAGGTGATACGAATTGGATCGAGATCGCTCCACACGGAATACTCAGCTTGTGGCTCCGGGGATGTGGAAATTTGCCGAAGGGAACGCGCTTCCCCTAGGCAGAATTTCGTCCAGCCGAGCCTATCTGTCCACCAAGGATGTACAAAACTCCCCTTATCCTTATCCATCCCTTCCACCACCTACATCAGGGTTTATCCTAGGTGTTGACATGAGATCGGATCTGTTTATAATCCAAGTTTTAGGAGATGAGATGCTAGTAGAGAAGATACGGATTGATTGTGGTACACAGTCGAGGGAGAAGATTGATCAGCAGGTGGTTAGTGACTACGCTGTTGCCCTCAAGGAGGGCGCTAAGTTCCCCGCCGTGGTGGTTTTCCACGATGGTTTGGAGTACTACTTAGCGGATGGATTCCACAGGTATTTAGCTCACGTCCAAGCCGGACGGTCTGAGATCGAAGCAGAAGTAAAGAACGGTACTCTTAGAGACGCGATTCTTTACAGTCTCTCTGCTAATGACACACATGGTTTAAGAAGGACGAATGCGGATAAACGCAAGTCCGTGATGACTCTTCTTGAAGATGAGGAATGGAAACAATGGTCGAGTTCCGAGATCTCTCGGTCTTGTAAGGTTTCTACGGTATTTGTTATTAAGATCAGGAATGCTTTAGGTGACAAGCCAGAAGTGGTGAAGATCAACCGAAACGGGAAGGTCGAAGAGCGTAAATCTGAGCACAAGAAACCCGAGGTCACCCCTCAAGTCACCCCTCAAGATGAGAAGGATGACGCCCTTCAGATCCTATTGGAGGAGAACCAAAAGCTCACGGATAAGCTAACCCTAGCTGCTCTGCCCGAGGAGGATCGCTTCTTGGCTGAAATGGAAATAGAAGATTTAAGGGAGGAACTAAGGTTAACCAAGATAGAACTGGAGGCTGTTAAGATTTCTAGAGATCAGTTCCAAGCAGAAAATGCACAGCTAAAGCGACAAATTGCCGCGATGCAGAGAAGCAAAGCGACAAATTAATCCATACAGTTAGATAAAACGACAACCCAAGCGGATGGGTTTATCCGCAGAGGAAATATGCTACAACTTAGACCTTATCAGGAGAGGGCTATCGAAGCCCTGCGTGACGGATTTGCGAGGGGATTTAAGAGTCAAGTACTCTACGCCCCCACGGGAGCGGGTAAGACCGAGATGGCTATTGCGCTACTCGATGCTACCAAGAGGAAACTAAACTCCTGCGGGATGATCATGGATCGGATCATCCTATGCGAGCAGACCTCTCAAAGACTGGAGAAGTATCAGATAGACCACGGCGTTTTGATGTCGGGTCATTGGAGATACAGACCGTATGAGAAGATACAGATCTGCTCCGCCCAGACTCTTGAGAAGCGGGAGATGTTCCCTGACTTCTCTCTGGCCGTGATTGATGAATGTCACACGGTCCGAGAAAAGATTGCAGAGTACATCCGAAACAACCCTAACATGAGAGTGGTAGGACTTTCAGCTACACCCTTTACTAAGGGGATGGCTCTGACCTACGACAACATCATCTCTACGGTCACGACCCAGCAGTTGATGGATCAGGGAGTCCTAGTTCCGTTGAAGATTTATGTCGCCAAAGAGATCGACATGAGCGGGGCAAAGAAAGTCGCGGGTGAATGGAGCCAAGCCGAGGCCACGGAACGTGGACTTAAGATCACGGGCGATATCGTAGCGGAGTGGGTTAAAAAGACCCATGAAATATTTGGCAAGGCGGAGAAGACTATCGTGTTCTGTTCCGGCGTGGCTCATGGTATGGAACTATCCAAGAAGTTCGCAGAACAAGGATATAACTTTGTCTCTGTCTCCTATCACGATACGAATGATGAGAAGCAGGAAGTCATTAGAGAGTTCTCTAAACCTGATTCATCCATTCACGGACTCGTAGCCACAGATGTACTTACGAAGGGTTTTGACGTTCCTGACGTGAAGATCGGCGTATCGGCTAGACCCTTCTCTAAATCCCTATCCTCTCACATCCAGCAGATGGGCAGGGTGATGCGGGGACATCCGAGTAAACAATTTGCGGTCTGGCTTGATCATTCAGGGAACTATCTCAGATTCTTTGAGGACTGGCAGGAAATCCTACACGATGGCGTCTCCCAGCTAGACGATGGTAAAGAGAAACCCAAGAAAGAAAAGACGGAGAAGGAAAAGAAAGAATCCAAGTGTCCCAAGTGTGGCTACTTTTGGAAAGGTTTGTCTGTCTGTCCGGCTTGTGGCTGTACTAGGGAGAGGAAGAGCCTAATCGAATCCGTACCCGGCGAGATGGAGGAGTTGGGGGCTTTCAAGTTCGAGGATAAACAAAAGTTTTGGTCTGAGTTACAGTTCCAAAAGAAGTATCGCGGCTGGTCTGACAAGCGATGCCTAGCTACTTATCGGGAACGGTTCGGCGTATGGCCTCGGGGTCTAAACGATACAGTTGTTACCCCTTCACCTCAGACAGAAGCCTACATACATAAACGTACACAAGCGTACATCAGACAAATGAAGAGGAGATAAATGGACTTCATCCAAGCCTGTCAGATTCACGGGATACTGATTGACCACTTACCTCCGTTCGGGATATGGAAAAGATACCCGACAGAGACACACCCAAGAAAGAGGAACGGCGCGGTCAAGTGGATGGGAGATCATGGGTTCATTCAGGACCACGCGAGAGATACAGAGGTCATCGTCTGGAAAGGGCAGGAATTACCTCGGCATGACTTGGGGCAGATGATCCTCAAAGCCCAGCAGGATACTTTGAGAAGGCAGAAGTTAGCCTCTCAGAAAGCGGCTTATATTCTCAACAACTCAGAAAATGAAACCCATGAGTACATAATTCGCAAGGGATTTTGTAACCTAAAGGTTCCAGTCTTTGAGGGCAAAGCCGTTATCCCGATGAGGATCAACGGAGCTTTAGTTGGGTGTCAAATGATCTCGCCTGACGGATCAAAGAGATTCCTGTCGGGGCAGGTCACAGCGGGAGCCAGTCTGACCATCGACAACAAAGGGATGAACTATTTGGTCGAGGGATACGCCACGGCGTTAAGTCTGAGAGCCGCACTAAAACATATCGGCGTGAGATACACGATACACGTCTCATTCTCTGCGGGGAACATGGCTAAGTTAGCTAAGAGCCTCACCAAGGGGATGATTATCGCTGACCATGACCCTGTGGGCGAAAAAATAGCCCGTGAATCGGGCTGGTCTTACTTCATATCGGGAAAAGAGGGGGAAGACTTTAATGATCTTCACCTTCGGGTTGGTCTTGAATCGGCAGCGGCTCAATTAAAGGCAAAACTCTATGGATTTTGAAGCGTGATGGGATGACTCTCTCAAGGATTTCCCTGAGAGAATCACCCTCCATGTCCATAGAAAAATGGACTTCTTCATCTGACAGTTCTATTCTATAAATCAATCTATTCTTTCAACCTTGACCGTCTCAACGTAGTAATCCTCGACCACGGACGGATCGGGGTCAAACTGCTCATGGGCTAGATGGCTGGCTTCTGTCTCATCTTCTGCCAAGATGGTAAAAGTCTGTTGAGACACGGCCCGAATGGTGACAGAGTAACTATTCATTTTCCCTCCATTGTAACTAATTGATAATCAAGGATTTTGAACGGAGCATGACCCCGATATTTCATGTTCTTTAGATGCTCTAAGGAGTCCGCATAGAAAGCGATATGGTCGTCAGGGACTTTAGCCGTATCGGTGTTCGAGACCTCGTCATAGTCCATCAGAGATATGTAAATCTCCTCCTTTTCGTTCGTGTCTGCCCATTCAACGAAAGCGCGGGCACCGATGATCTCCTCGCCTGACTCTAGTTCAGGGGGCACAATCGTCTGATTAAATTGCAATTTCATATAGGCCTTTCATAAGATGCCAACACTAAAAAAATGAAACAAACTGCGATCATGTAAAAGATAAAGTTTCTGACCTTCCGGCGGGAGAAGTCTGACTCGATACCCAGTAGGGCGGCTTGTACTTTCTCGCCCTCCTTGTCCACGTAGTTTGTTTTCGGGAAGTAGTTTCCCCCGATCAACACCTTGCCCGTGTTGTAAGGCTTAAACTTCACCTCATAATTGAACCGTTTCGGCTCTTTTACTGGCTCTTTTTTTCGTCTTGCGTTCATATGAGTGCCTCGGGGAATTCGTCCCAGTATTGTTTTTCGATGCGCTTTAATTCTTTAGCGGTCATCGGGCAGATGGTCGGGAATGGATACCAGCTTGGAGCTTTCATCTCGCCTCTCTCCTTCCTATTTCTATAAGTCGTTTCGCTTCGTCTCGGTGCTCGGGCTTTTCTGCTTGCAGTAGTAGGTTGATCCATGACCCTTTTATCACTCCCTTTTCGTACTGGTAGCCAGTCTCGATATAAAAGTGTTCAGTCTGATTCACTTAGCACCTCCTGAAGCGTCCCATCACATTCACCCCTGCGCCACATATCGGCGAATTCGTCTAGGATGCTGTCGATTTCGTCATCATCAAGATCACGCGCCTCTAGTTTTAGGCGTAGTTGCCTCTCGTTCATGCTGTCACCTCATCGCTTTTAAAAATTACCGTTCCTAAGTGCCCGATAAGTGCTCCAGCGGCAATCAGGCAAACATAATGCAGATATCCATGCCCACCCCAACCCATCGCTAGGAAACAGCAAGCCATCAGCGTATTGAAAACAAGAAATATTTTCTCGGTCATTCCATCGCTCCTTCTTCGCGTGATTGTTCTTCGGTCTTATCCATGAGAGCTACACCATATAAGAGGTTGTTCAACATATTCTCAACCGAAAATTTGGTTTCCTCTATGACATCTGCTATCACATAATTTGGGTTTCCCGCCAAACTCTCCCAAACCGCGACCCTCTCATCTCCATCGATCACCATCTTAAAAACCTCATCATAGGTAGCGTTTTGAGGGTACTCAGCAAGCCATTGGTTAAGCGCAAATCGTTCTGCGTGTCTCATCTCATCTCTCCACAGTTTCGGGCAAAATTGCCCCGCAAAGCCTGACCCGCAAGCCTTGCAGAGTGTTTTACTCGGCCATCAATTCGGCATAGTCAACCGCTAGAACGTCATCAATTTTTACTCCGGCTTTGTCCCATGCTTCCAAAATTTCGGCGCGGTGTTTGCTTGCGTAAGCCTGAGCATGTAAACATTCGGTTCTAATGTAGAGAATGTCGTCCACTTGGTAGCGGCTGGGCTTTTCTAGTGCCTCAGCAAGGTGGCGAACAGTAAACAGTCGTGCGGCTGCGTTTGCGCTGAAACCTTTGGGTGTTGGGCGGTTTTTGCGGTGGTGGCGTTCAGCTTCTAGGTTCATCCGAAACAACTTGTCGCCTATGGTGTCAAAGTGGTGGAAAATTTGCGGGAGTGCGTTAAATGCGTGATCGATGGTTTTTAGTTGCTGTTTCATGGTGTTGCCTTTCAGTTGGTTAGTAATGTGTTGCATGGGTTGGGGTTGTATCAGGTAGGTTGTGACTTGTCAAGCGTGACCCAAAAATAATTTTTAGATGTCCATTGTTTGGGCTTGTTGCTCGATGGCAAAGCCCAATTTTTTAATGGTGTTGAGAGCCTCCCTTGTGAGGGTTTTCGTGCCCGTCAGGTCGGCAAACAAGCGCGAAACTGGACAAGCTGGATAGGCTTGCACGATACCGTAAACCGATTTGGTGCGAATGATAATTTTCATTTTTTCACTTCCATAAAATATCAAAATAAGCGGCAGCAAGTATGGCAAACCAAACGCCAAGTAAGAGGGCTGTCAGGATGTCCCAAACTGGGCGGCGGCGCGGGATTGGTTTGTGGTGCTCATTCATGCTGCCACCCCATAAGCCAAAATAGGCAAGCGGTTCACTCTAGCCCTAACCCAGCTAAAATATTCGCTAAATGGCACATTACCCCGTAAACCTTCGCCAGTAGCAAGCTCAAAGCCATCCGGCGCGGTTTCGCTGTCGGGTATTAACTTTAAAACGCCATTTTCGGTTTCGCTGCTGGGCTTAAAGTACAGATAAAGCGGCTCAAGTATTCCGGCATTAGCCATTTTTTGGGCGTCATGTGCACCACAATCCGCGCACTTTTTGACCATTTCAAAAATCACCTTTTCATAATTTAACATTTTTAGCTCCAGTTGGTTTGCCCTTTCGGGCGGGATAAGTTTGATTGCAGAGACAATCCATAAGCCCACAATGTAGGCTTATAGGTGTCACTTTTACTTGTAGGAATAAGACGCCGCAATGGCTAGAGCTTCTTCGGCGGTGCGCCCAAAATATTGGTGACCGCTGCGCCCTTCAACGCACCAATCATTACAACCAGCTTCAATTTGCTGTTCAAGTGTCATATCGTTAAAACTTGGATTGTGTACTTCGTAAACTTTCATATGTGCTCCTGATTGCGTTCAATGCGATATTGCATTGGTGGTAATACTAGCAGCCAAAAACAAGAAAACCATTAGGGAAAACCCTAATAAAGCACTGATCGTTTATCCAGTAAACAACAAAAAAGCCGGAAAAACGAAGCGAAGCGCAATAGTTCTGTATCTGTTCCCCTATAATCGCTGTACATTCATACAGTAGATAGGATATGACACTAAGCCGCAAAGCAATCAGGGAAGCACTGGACACTACGCCAATAGATCAAATCCTAGGTGTAGCAGATAAGGGCTTAACCCATAAGCAAAAGAAGTTTGCCAAAGAGATAGCCAAGGGCGCGACTAAAGCCGATGCATACAGAAAAGCCTACAAAGCCGATGCTAGTCCGCATAGCCTGAGAAAAGACCCCTACACGCTTTCCGCTAATCCAAGGATACGCCAAGAGATTGAAGCGTATGAGCTAGCTATTCAGGCAGCAGAACATCGAACCCCTAGTGCTTTGAGGGATTTGGTGATTCATTCGCTAGTACAAACCCTCATCGATCCCGAGACTGGAGCGGCGCAGCGTATCCAAGCGGCGAAGGTACTTGGCACAGTCACAGAAGTGGCAGCATTTACCGACCGGAAAGAAGTCACAACGATAACAAGCAGCGAAGACGCGCGCGCTCGAGTCATGCATGAGCTTCGACTATTGATGAACAACGATGCGACCGATGCGACCGTGATAGATGCAGAATCGCTGATGGCCGAACTCCACCCCCCAGTGGGGGCCACAAGCGTGGAAGCGGAGTCCCGCTCAGAATTACATACTGTTCCACACGAACAAATTCCATCTTTATCGGACCCCACCCCCTCGATTGAGGAAGACCCCCCGCATATTTAAACGTTTAAATATAGATTTTATATTGTGAAAAAAAAAATATTGATTAGTGAGTCTATGCGTATAACCAAGGCGCATATGAGTTATGAAGAATGTTTACTAACAGCTATGAGCCCGGCCCAGAAAGAAGTCTTTTTTGTTATAGATGAGTGGTGGAAGAAGTATGGATACAGTCCATCGCTTCGGGACATTGCTTACCATAGAGGAAAGATGGGTCTTGGGAATACGAAGAAGATCGTGGACAAGTTAGTGGAGTTGGGAGTGATAAAGAAGCTCGACGGAAAAGGTAGGACGATAAGACCCGTCTACATAAATTTTAGGAACTTGGAATAGTGGATATAGAGAAGCTAGTAGGGGAGTTGCCTCCTAATGAGCAGGAGAAGATTTTATCTTGGGTGTCTACTTATAAAGACGCGCTTGAGAGGGAGAAGTGTGAGCAGAGCTTCCTACCGTTTGTAAAGAAGATGTGGCCGAGCTTTGTCCACGGGCGTCACCATGCGGTCATGGCTAAGGCGTTCGAAGATGTAGCTTCTGGGAAAATTAAAAGGCTGGCGATCTCCTGTCCTCCTCGGCATACAAAGAGTCAGTTCGGCTCTTTCCTCTTTCCGGCTTGGTTTTTGGGGAAGTTTCCGGATAAGAAAGTAATGCAGTCTTCTAATACGTCCGAACTGGCCGTGGGATTTGGTAGGAACGTCAGGAACCTAGTCATGAGTGAGGAGTACTCTAAAGTATTCCCGAATGTAAAATTAAGACAGGATAGCAAGTCGGCGGGACGTTGGGCGGTGAACCAGTACGGAGAATACTTCGCTATTGGTGTGGGGGGTACGATGACCGGTCGAGGTGCGGATATCGTAATTATTGACGATCCCCACTCGGAACAGGAAGCGACGATAGCCTCTCACGATCCTTCGGTTTATGACTCCGCCTATGAGTGGTATACCTCCGGTCCTCGTCAGCGTCTCCAACCTAACGGGGCGATAATCATTATCGCTACCAGATGGTCGGAGCGAGATCTCATCGGGAGAGTTTTAAAAGACGCGGCCGAGCGAGGGAAGGAAGATGAGTGGCGAGTGATTGAGTTTCCCGCGATATTACCCAGCGGGAATCCCCTATGGCCTGAATTCTGGTCTTTGGATGAACTGTCCGCTTTGAAGGAGGAGCTACCCCCTTCTAAGTGGAATGCTCAGTATCAACAAAGTCCTACGGGAGAAGAGGGTGCAATCGTAAAGAGGGAGTGGTGGAAAGTCTGGGAACAGGACGACCCCCCGAGGTGTGAATTTATAATTCAGAGTTGGGACACTGCTTTTACCAAAAATGAAAGAAGTGACTATTCCGCTTGCACAACTTGGGGGGTTTTCCATATGAACGAAAATCCAGAGGATGTACATATCATCCTTTTGGACGCGTTTAAAAAGCGGATGGAGTTTCCAGAATTAAAGGAAAGAGCCTACGAGCTTTATATGGACTGGGAGCCTGACGCTTGTATCGTCGAAGCCAAAGCAGCGGGTGCTCCTTTGATATTTGAGTTGAGGCAGATGGGAATTATGGTGAGCGAATACACACCTAGCCGAGGGAATGACAAGTTTGTCCGTTTAAATTCCGTGACGGATTTAATCAGGTCGGGTAAAGTATGGGCACCTGATACTAGGTGGGCGAGGGAACTGATAGAAGAAATGGCTGTATTCCCAAACGGTCAGCATGATGACCTGACTGACAGCGCGACCCAAGCCCTAATTAGATTTAGACAGGGCGGATTCTTAAGATTAGAGTCCGATGAGAAAGAAGAACTGAAGAGTTTCCGCCGGAAACACATTTACTATTGAGGCACTATGGACATTAGCAAATCACTTTATCAAGCCCCTATTGGGATTGAAGACATTATTCCTAACGACGAACCCGCCATTGAGATTGAAATAGAAAATCCCGACGGCGTGACTATTGGGATTGATGGAATGGAAATATCCATGATGCCGGAAGAAGAGGAGTTTGACGACAACTTGGCCGAAAACATGGACGGCGGAGAACTTCAGAAAGTTGCCAGCGATATTATTGAAATGGTGGACTCCGACATCAACAGCCGTAAGGACTGGGTAGAGATGTTGGTTAAAGGTCTGGAAGTTCTTGGAATGAAATACGAAGAGCGGACAGAACCTTGGAACGGAGCCTGTGGTGTTTACTCTACCGTATTAACTGAAGCGGCTGTAAGGTTTCAATCAGAAACTATTACCGCGACCTTCCCCGCTGCTGGCCCGGTTAAAACTGAAATCATCGGAGCGATTGATAAGCTAAAAGAGCAAGCCGCCCAACGAGTGTCGGAAGACATGAATTATCAGTTGACCGAGATCATGCAGGAGTATCGTCCCGAGCATGAAAGAATGCTCTACTCCTTGGGTCTTTCTGGCTCTGCCTTTAAAAAGGTCTACTACGACATTTCTTTAGGTCGGCAGACGGCTATCTTTATCCCGGCTGAGGATATTATTATTCCTTACGGCGCTTCAAGCGCCCAGACTTCTGAGCGTTTGACTCACGTCATGAGGAAAACCAAGAACGAACTGAAGAAATTACAGGTTTCTGGGTTCTATTTGGATACGGATCTTGGAGAACCCGTCACGATTCACAGTGATGTGGAGAAAAAGAAGGCCGAAGATCAGGGATATTCCCTAACTGACGACGACCGCTATCAGATTCTTGAGGTTCACATTGACTATGACCTCCCCGGCTACGAGGATGAGGACGGAATCGCTCTGCCTTACGTCATTACGATTGACCGTGGTACTCAAGAAGTCCTGTCTATCCGCAGAAATTGGGTCGAAGGCGACAAAAACCAGAAGAAACGCCAGCATTTTGTCCAATATACCTACGTTCCCGGCTTTGGAGCCTACGGTTTGGGTCTTATTCACCTGATTGGTGGGTACGCTAGGGCCGGAACATCGTTAATCCGACAATTGGTGGATGCTGGTACTCTATCTAACCTCCCCGGCGGACTGAAATCCCGTGGATTGAGGACAAAAGGCGACGACACCCCGATTGCTCCGGGTGAATTTAGGGATGTGGACGTACCAAGTGGGTCCATTCGGGACAACATCATGCCCCTACCCTATAAAGAACCGTCACAAGTTCTGGCAATGCTCCTTGAAAAGATCACGGAAGAAGGAAGAAGGCTTGGCTCTATAGCGGATATGAAGATATCCGACATGTCCGCCAACGCTCCTGTGGGTACTACGCTGGCTCTCTTGGAAAGACAGCTTAAAACCATGTCGGCGGTACAGGCTCGTGTTCATAACTCCATGAAACAAGAGTTCAAGTTACTCAAAGACATCATTCGGGACCACACCGAGGGATCCTATGAGTACGATCCCTCCGAGGGGGAGAGACGAGCCAAGCAAATGGACTACGACATGGTGGACGTTATACCCGTGTCCGATCCCAACTCCGCCACTATGGCCCAGAGGATCATGCAGTACCAAGCCGTCATCCAGTTGGCTCAAGGCGCTCCCCAGATCTACGATCTACCCCAGCTTCATCGTCAGATGATTGACGTTCTGGGGATTAAGAACGCGGAGAAGCTGGTCCCGATTGAGGACGACATGACCCCTCGCGATCCTGTAAGCGAGAACATGGCATTCCTGACCGGTAAACCTACCAAGGCGTTTATCTACCAAGACCACGATGCCCATATCGCCGTCCATACCTCGATGATGCAGGATCCCATGATCATGGCTCAGATGGGACAGAACCCTATGGCCCAACAAATGCAGGGAGCGATCATGGCCCACATTGCCGAACACTTGGCTTTCCAATATAGGAAACAAGTTGAAGAAAGATTGGGAGCCACCCTACCCGCACCCAACGCGGAACTGAAAGAGGACGTTGAAGTTCAACTGTCTAAGCTGGTGGCTCAAGCATCTGTTCAATTACTTCAGATGCACAAAGGCCAAGCCGCCCAACAGCAAGCCCAGCAACAGGCTCAGGATCCAATTATCCAAATGCAACAGGCCGAGCTTCAAATTAAACAGCAAGAAGCCCAGACACAGGCTCAGAAAGTTCAAGGAGAGCTTCAGATTAAACAGGCTGAACTCCAACTGAAGGCTCAGGAACTTCAGCAGAAGGCCCAGTTTGAAATGGCTAGAAATTTACCTTAAGGAGAATGAATGGACCCTAAAGTATTGAAACTTCTAAATTCAAAATTAGAAGAGAGACGGCAAGAGTTGATTGAGTTTTTGGGTGATGGTGGGGCTAAATCCTACGATCACTACAAAGAGGTGTGCGGCGTTTTACGTGGGTTGTTGACCGCACAATCAGAGATTAATGACCTACTGCAAAAAATGAAAGAGTACGAAGATGAGTGAATTATTGATAGGCCAAACTCTGGATCCGCAAGGACCAGTATCCGTGTTACCTGAAACAGCCGAAGAAAAAGCAAGACAGTTGCCGGATCCGCAAACTTACCATGTTCTATGTATGCTCCCCGAAGCAGAAGAAGAATATGAAAGTGGTTTATTAAAAGCAGGTAAAACAATTCAATTTGAAGAACTGCTAAGCCCAGTGTTATTCGTGGTCAAGATTGGCCCGGATGCATTTAAAGATGAGAAGCGATTCCCGTCTGGCCCATCATGTAAATCAGGAGACTTCGTATTGGTTAGACCTAATACTGGAACCCGCATGAAAATTCATGGCCGTGAGTTCCGCCTAATCAGCGACGACTCCATCGAGGCTACCGTGCAAGATCCACGCGGCATCAGCCGAGTATAAGGAGCCACTATGGAAAAAGTTGAATTTGAATTTCCTGACGAGACTCAGGAAAACCCCCGCGAGGGCGGTAAAGTTGTCGCCGTTGAGGAGCCCGAAATTGAAATTGTTGACGATACGCCTGAAGAGGACCGCAACAGAAAACCAATGGACGAAGCCCCCAAGGAAGTAACCGACGAAGAGCTTAATAAGTACGATGAAAGTGTACAGAAACGTATTAAGCACCTTTCAAAAGGTTACCACGAGGAAAGAAGGGAAAAGGAAAAGGCATTCCGCGAGCGGGAAGAGGCTGTTAAATTAGCCCAATCCGTCATTGAGGAAAACAAAAAACTTCAGGGTTCTTTATCTCAAGGCCAATCTGCTTTATTGGAGCAAGCTAAGAAAGTTGTTGCCAACGAATTGGAACAGGCTAAGAGGAAATATAAGGAAGCATACGAGTCCGGAGACTCAGATGCGTTGGTAAATGCACAAGAAGAATTAACTTCTATCAAGTTTAAAGCTGAAAAAGTTAATAATTTCAAGCCAGCCCCTTTACAAACTGAAGAAAATAATGTACAAATACCACAAACGCGGCAAGAGGTAGATCCCAAACTACGTGCGTGGCAGGATAAAAATCAGTGGTTTGGATCAAATCGAGGTATGACGGCCTATGCTTTAGGGCTTCATGAAGATCTTGTGGCGGAAGGAATCCCTGTCGGAAGCGAACAATACTATAAACGTATTGACTCTGACGTCCAAAAGAGATTCCCAGATGTGTTTGAGTCTGAGAATCCGGATGCTTCTCCTCCGAAAAAATCAAACGTTGTAGCCCCAGCGACTCGTAGTACAGCGCCGAGAAAAGTCGTACTTACTAAATCGCAGGTGGAAATTGCTAAGCGGCTTGGAGTTCCATTGGAACTTTACGCCAAAAAAGTTGCTGAAGAGATGAGGAAATAAACATGGCTGAACAAACTAAAAACGCCCGCGAAACCCGCGAACTAGATACTCGTGAAAAACATGCGCGTCCAACCCGTTGGATGCCCGCCCAGCTTCTACCTGAACCGTACCCGGAAGAAGGTTATGCGTTTCGCTGGATTCGATTGAGTACTATGGGAATGGCAGACGCAACCAATGTTTCTTCAAAACTTCGTGAAGGATGGGAGCCCGTAAAAGCATCTCAGCATCCAGAAATACAATTGATGGGCGAATCCACTCGATTCCCCGACAGTATTGAGGTTGGTGGATTGTTGCTTTGCAAAACCCCTATCGAATTCACACGGGACCGTGATGCGTATTACCTGAAACAGGCAAGCGATCAAATGAATTCCGTAGACAACACATTCATGCGCGAGAATGATCCTCGTATGCCCCTCTTTAAAGAGCGGTCATCGAAGGTTACTTTCGGTAAAGGTTTTTAAATTTAGGAGTTAAATATGGCTTATCCTACCGTTAACGCCCCTTACGGGCTTAAGCCGATCAACTTGATCGGTGGTCAGGTGTTTGCTGGATCAACTCGCAACTTTTCTATTGCATCTGGTTATGCTGCCAATATCTTTTATGGCGATATTGTTACATTGACCTCTGCTGGTACAGTTGCTGTTTCCGCACTCGCTGCTGACGCTTCCCCTCTGGCTGGTACAGTCGGAGTTTTCTTGGGCTGTTCATACACAAACCCATCCACAAATCAGAAGATTTTTGCACAATACTGGCCCTCCGGTACAGTGGCTTCTGACGCTCAGGCCATCGTTTGTGACGATCCTGACACACTGTTCAAAGCGGTGAACGTGACTGGAACTACTGTGGACGACGCCACATCTGGTTTGTTGCCCGCTTACTTGGGCCTGACTGCTATTGGCAACAACTGCCGTTTGGTTCTGAACACAGGTTCTACAACTAGCGGCGACTCACGCGTTGGCATTTACATTGCTGGTACTACTACTAGCTTGCCTTTGCGCGTCGTGGACGTGGTGCCCGATACAGCTAACTCGTCTGGTAACTTTGTTGAATTCATCGTGAAATTCAACTTCGGTTATCACTCGTATTACAACGCCACTGGCATTTAAGGAGTAGATCATGGCAATTTCACGCGCACAATTACTGAAGGAACTCCTGCCCG